AAAAATCTAACTATCGTGGAAACTGGTGTCAAGATGCTTCCCGGTAGCAATAGTAGGTCAGCGATAATCCGAAGTCCACTATATGCTGCTTGGGGTCCAGCCAAGAAAGCACCAGCTAGGTTGAATAATTTCGTTGATGAGAATGGCAACGAAGTAGATGTGTTACGTAGGTCTTTAATGAAGTACGACAGGGACCCAGCTTGCATTGACTCACAAACTATTAACTATGTAGTCACATCTGTGTTCGGTGATATGATAGATCAAAGTATGCACACGGAAGAGATGAAGGTGGTACCGTTAGAGATCGTTGTGATGGGAAAACCTGGAACTCTGTATGAGCCTCTCCCTAGAGAGACGAGCTCAGGATGGCCGTGGAATGCCAGGCCCCGCCCTGGATACCCAGGCAAGACAAGATTCTTGGGAATAAATAAAACCGTTGTTGGGAAGCCAGATGATACCGATCATGGTTTCCCAGGACTCGGGCTACAATTTAATACCGAGGGTCTTGATTGGGACCTGCTCAAAAAGAGCCTAATATCCAATCTCTCAGGAGCAAAGAGTATGACGAGGAGGTTGGGTACAATCTATACGGGTTCAAAGAAAGATGAACTTAGGTCTCTCAAAAAGGTTAAGGAGGGAGACACAAGATATTTTTCTGGTTGTCCAATTGAGTATCTTATTTTGTGTCGGATGATGTTTGGTTCATTCGAAGTTTGGTGTAAAAAGAATAAGATCTTGAATGGAATGTGTGTGGGTGTTAACCCTTTTAGTGATGATTGGGACCAGATAGCGAGGGAGCTTAATCGTTTCCCATATATTTCCGATGGAGATTTTAAGGGCTTCGATTCGAGTCAAACCGCAGAAGTTCTGTGGGAAATAGAATACATATAAGAAAATTGTACGCCGACGAATACGACAATGTTAGAGAGGCATTATGGTTCGACCTGTGCTTTTCAGAGCATCTCATAGGAGATAGGGTGGTGCGTTTTAACCATTCATTACCCTCAGGTCATCCGTTGACGACTTTAGTTAATTGTATGTATGTTCTATTTGCGTTTCAGTACTGCTGGTTAAGAGCGC